CCGCCGCCGATCATGGTTTCGCTGCCTCGTTGATCTCATTCTGGATGGCCTGGCCGTCCTCGAGGAACAGCCAGAAGTCATCCAGTCCCATCTCCAGGATGTCGGCCAGGCCCCAGCCGGTCAGCTTCGACAGGAGGATGATCGCCCGTCTCAACTCTCGGTCTGTGGCCTGGCCCCCTTGAAAGCCATGTACTGCGCCTCCAGCTTCGCCCAGTCGGCGGCGTCGAGCTCCAGCAGATCATCCTGCGGGGTCTCGGTCAGGGTGCACATCATCATGAGCACCTTGTCCTCATCGCTGCCGGAGGCCTTGGCGTAGGCCATCTCGTCACGCACCTTCGGACGGCGCATGACGAGGTGCTTCACCTCGACTCCCGACACCTGGATCGGGAAGTCGAGGTCGATCTTCACCGTTGCTCGCTTGTCGATCGCCATTCAGCTCAGACCCCCAGCGCTTGACGGATGCTCTGCAGCTGATCCTGGCCGCCGACCTTGCGGATCATGTTGACCTTGTCGATCTCGATCAGCTCCTGCCCGCCGATGGTGAGCTTGTAGTAGCGGAGGGCGATGCTGAAGGTCGGGTTGCTCATGTCGCCCGCCTTCCAGTCGCCGGTCTCCAGCTGCTTCAGGCCGCCGGTCATGTTCACGACGACGGGGACGACGTCCTCGCCATCGCGTCGCATCGCGCCACGGGCGGTGAGCTGCTTGTCCTGGGCGGCGAGCCCTACGAGCTTGATCACCTCCGGGTTGTACTCCTGCAGGACGAAGGAAGCTTCGAGCTTCTCCATCCCCATGTCGTGCTCGACGGGAGCATCCATCCCGCCGGCGCGAACCTCCTCCATCTTCACGGTGATGGTGGGAAGGGTGAGCGTGTCGATGATGCCAGCGAGGCCGCGGCCATCAACGAACAGGCTGAAGTTCTTCAGGATGCGTGGGAGCTGGGCCATGGTTCAGTCCTCGGTGATGTGGATCAGGTGAGCAGGTCAACCACGTAGCTGTTGACCAGGTGGGAGCGGAAGGTGACCCGCTCAGCCGGGTACGGAGGGGTGAACTCGAAGTCGAAGAACACCTGGCCGTTGGCGATGCTGGTGGGGGAGTTGAGGTCGGGGTCCACCCAGACGTCACCGCCGAGGATGGCACCGCGGGCCTTGAGGCTGCGCAGGTAGCCGCGGACCGATTCCATCACCTCCTCGAGGTAGACGGCGGAGATGCAGCGATCGACGGCCCAGAGGTGGCCGCGGAGGATGGACTCGTTGATCATGTCCGCGGTGCGGCGGACGGACAGGAAGGCGTAGAGCGGCTCGGCCGAGGTGGTGCGGTTGCCCCACAGGCGGAAGCCTTGCTCACGGATGATCGTCGCCACCTTCTGCTCGTTGAGCAGGTTGGCGCGGGAGGTGTAGTCGCCGAGGGTGAAGTCGATCGCGCGGGCGGTGCCTTCGATCCCGTTGATGATCTTGTTCGAAGGGGACCACCAGAAGCCGAGCTCGTTGTCGACCCGGTTGATGAGGCCGGCGACGGCGGAGGAGGAGGGAACAGCAGCGCCGGCGACAAGGACCCAGGGATCGACGACGTAGACGCGATCGGAGCCGAAGTCGGCCGGCACCTGGATGGCGGCGGCGTCGGTGGTGTTGGGCCCGTCGGCGATGATGACGGCGCGGAGACGCTGGGCGATGCCGAGCAGTTCGGACACGACCCGGTTGCGGACGGTGCCCTTGGTGGCGGTGCCGGCCACAGCCTGGACGCCACCGGAAGGGGGAGCGCCGATCGTGACGGTGACGGTGCCGGTGTAGTGGGTGCCGGGGTTGGTGACGGTGATCGAGACCACCTTGCCGGCGTTGGCACCGGTGCCGAGGACCGCGACGGCGGTGGCCTGGACGCCGCCGGCGGCCGGGGCGCTGAGGGTCACGGCAGGGGCGGTGGTGTAGCCGCTGCCCTGGGTGGTGACGGGGATGGTCAGGATGCCGTTGGTGTGGCGCTGGTGGCTGAAGCCAGGGGCGATCAGAACCCGGGGGCTGAAGCCCACGGCACCCTCGGCCGCCATGAAGGCATGGACGCCCTCGTAGGCACCGGTGCCGTTGTTGATCCCACCGACGATGTGGGTCATCGTGTGCTCTTCCGTGCCTGCAGCATCGACCCTGACCACGACGACGACGGCACCGGCCTGGTCGTAGATCAGATCGAGCGCAGTGGGGATGGTGCCGGTGCTCCCCAGGCCGGTCATGTCCGCGCGGCTGGCGACGAGCACCGGGGTGTTCAGCGGGAACTTGGCGGCGTCCGCATCGGGAGCGGTGCCGATCAGGCCGATCACACTGGATCGGACCGTCTGAATCGGACGGGCTCCGGTGTCGATCTGGAGCACCTCCACGCCGTGGAGGAAAGTGGTGGTCATGGGCGGAAGCCTCCTGTCGGGTTGATTCTAGAGCCGCACGGGAGGTTCACTCCCACGCCAGGTTGATGGAGCCAGCGTCAAGGGTGTCGGTGCCGTTGGCGGTGACGAGCCGGAGGTAGTCGAGCGCGCCAGCGAGGGCGATCACGCCACCGGAGATGGAGCAGCCCTGGGTGCCGCCGGTGACGAACTGACCCGATGCCAGCCAGGTGTTGCCGGTCATGTTCACCAGCACCAGGTGGCCGGTGTGGGTGTAGCTGGCGGCGTTGTTGAAGATCGGGATGCCGGCAGTCGAGGTGGTCGGCACCACACCGCTGGCCCAGGAGAAGGTGGCGCTGCCGCTGTAGCCGGAGGTGGTGGGAGCGCCGCCGGTGCCGACCTGCGCGAGGAGGTTGGCGATGCCCGATGAGGACACGCCATTGAGGATCAGGGTCAGCCGGCGAGCGGTCGACGGGATGCTGAGGAACTCCTTGAAGACGCCGCTCGTGGCCGCCTGCACAGTGGCGAAGGCCAGCATCGACTCCCCGACCTTCGCCCTGGTGACGGCACCGTTGGCCAGCTTCGCCGTGGTGACCGCGCTGTCCGCCAGGTCTGAGTTGGTCACGCTCCCGTCCTGGATGTCGGCGTTGGTGATGCTCCCGTCCTGGATGTCGGCACCAGCCAGGCTGCCGTCCTGGACGTCAGCGCCGGTGAGGGTGCCATCCTGCACGTCAGCACCAGAGACGGTGCTGTCGTCGATCATCGGGCCGGAGATGCGTTCGAGGGGCATGGTTCAGAATGCGATGGTCATCCGATGGACGTGACTGAGAGCCAGTTCTCAGTGCCCGACAGCAGGTTGATGGTGCCGGATCCGCCGAAGGGGTACACCTCCACGTAGATGTCGCCCTTCGCCAGCAGCTTCGTGATCGACAGCGTGATCTCGCTCACGGTCACACCAGCGCCCAGCACCTCGTTGTAGACGACGTTGCCGGATGGCGTGACGATCCGCATCTGCACTGCCGTCACACCAGACGCGCCGACGTCGAAGCGGACCTTGGCATTGATCGAGTAGAACCCACCGCAGGGGATCAACACGATGCCACCGCTTTGGGCCATGCGCCGCTCCGCACGCACCGACGTGAACAGGACCCGGCTGAACTGCTGCACCGTCACCGCCTGGTTGCCGGCCATCTCCAGCTCGACGGCGGAATCACCAGCCGGCAGCCGGATGTTCAGCCGGTCCGGGTCATCGATGGTGATGGTGTTGTAGTTGTTCGTGCCGAGGTTGACCACTTGGTCGGTGTCGGCGATGCGGATGTCGTACAGCCCGTTGCCGCGGATGTAGTTCCCGACGATCACGGCATCGCCAGGCTTCGATGGGTTCCAGTTCGGAATGCCGCCTGGGTTCGCCTGGCCCGTCCGGTTCCGCAGGTAGATCCCGTAGTCGCGGCAGTTGACGATCACGTTGCTGCTGATCACCGCGCCGGTCGTCACGCCAGCTTCTGAGTTGATGCACAGCCCGATGATGTTCCCATCCGCCTGGCCCGGATCACCGACGGTCGCGGCTCGCCCGCTGTCGATGATGTTGCCCATGAAGATCGACCCGTCGGAGTCGTCCCAGCCGATGTTGCCGCAGCCGCCGCCGTTCATCTGCGCCTGGAAGAAGTGGTTGCCGATCGCCACGTTCCCGAAGCACTGGACGTCGAGCGTCAGGTTCTCCCAGCCCTGCAGCCGGAACCGGTTGCCGATGATCTTGTTGTGGCTGGCCTTGTTGATCGCCAGGCCGGTCCCGCCGTTGGCGTAGAAGTGGCAGCCCTCGACGTGGTTCTCGTAGGACGCGATCGTGTTGCCGTCGATCAGGATCCCGAACCGCGGGGCGTTCATCACCTCGACTCGCTCCCACCGGTTCCGCACGCCCTGGACGTTGAAGCCGTTGAAGCCCGACGCGACCGTGAGGCCTCGAGCAGTCGCGTTGCAGTCGAGGGTGAAGTCTTCGAACTGGCAGTCGTCACGACCGGCGAGGACGATGGCATGGCCTGCCGTCATGCCAGGCGCGCAGCGGATGATCGTCCGCCCTGCTCCCGCGCCCTTGATCCGGATTCCGCTGCGCGGCACCTGGAACTCGCTCGACAGCAGGAACACACCAGGCGGCAGCTCGATGCTGTCCTGGCTCGTCAGGGCGGCCGACAGGGAGGGGTAGTCGTTGATGCTCGGGATCTCGCGCAGCCGCGCTTCCACGTTGCGGGTGAGCGCACCAGCACCGACGCCGGTGTAGTTCAGCGACGCCGCCGACAGGCTCGGGCCGGCCACACCCAGCAGCAGGGCCCGGACCTTCACGCCGTTGCCTGGGGCCTCGACCAGCGTCAGCGTGGTGCCGGAGACCGTGTAGTTGGCGATCGGCTGGACGACGCCACCGACGCTCAGCAGCACGCTTTCACGGCTCGTCGCCGCCTGCGTCAGCGTGAAGGTGGTTGCGGTGCCATCGCCGGTGAAGAGGTTCTCGACCTGGGTCGTGCCCTGCACGTAGCGGGCATCGGATGCCGTCTTGCTGTAGACGTCGGCGGCATTGGCCTTCAGGCCCAGGGCGGTGGCGATGGTGGTGGCGAAGGCCGGGTCGTTCCCGATCGCGCCCGCCAGCTCCGCCAGCGTGTTCAGGTTGGCCGGTGCGCCGGCCAGGATGCCGTTGATGTCGCCGTCGACCTGGCCGAGGGCGTCGCGCAGGCGCTGCACATCTTCCGACAGCAGGTTCGCCGGGTTCGGCAGCTTGTAGCTGCGGTTCGTCGTCCGGTCGTCGATCGCCATGTCAGATCACCACGAGGCGGAGCTGCCGCACCTGCGGCCGGCCGGCTGCTGTGCCATAGATCCGGATCTGCGCCCGGGTGGTTGTCCCAGCAGCGGCGAAGCTGGAGATGGTGTAGGTGTACTCGATCCAGCCGTCGCCTACCGGCGTGCTGCTCGTCACAGCCTGCGTCTGCCACGTGCCGTCCGCCTTCTGGAACTGGACCACCAGGTAGCTGCTGCCTGGCAGCAGGGCCTCGAAGGTCGCGCTCACGCGCGCGTTGGCGGCGCATGGGACCGCCCGGCTGATGTACCAGCCGGCGGTCGGCGCTTGCCGCAGCTTGCCCAGCACCGCCTGCGTGCCAGCGAACAGGTAGGGCGACACCTTGCTGGTGCCGGTCAGCACCGCCGACAGTGACAGCGGGACGTTGATCGTTTCCGCCAGCTGCACCCTTGCATTCTCGCTGCCGCGAATCTCCGTCCCATCAGGCTGCGTGAAGACGAACTGCACACTGGCGTCGTTCGTTGGTCGCTCGACGCCGGCCAGCGCCACCAGGTCGGTGGTGTCGCCAGCCTGCAGCAGGATCGTTCCCGTCGCCGGTGTCGCCGGGCTACCGGAGACCGTGAAGGTGAAAGACTTGTTGCCGGTCGTGACGATGTCGAATGCACCGTTGTACTCGGCCTGATTCGCACCGCTGATGACGACCTTCTGAACGTTGGCAAACTGAAAGCCGTGATTCTCCACGGTCGTCACAGTTGCCGTTGAACCGATGCGGGTGATGCTGTTGACCGCTGCACCACGGATGGTGCCCAGGTTGATCGTCCGGCTGTTGCTGGTGAACAGGGCCCCGTACATCCGGAACGTGAGGTCTGCTTCCTGCACCGGCGTCCAGGTCGAAGCGTTGCTCGACTTCAGCAGGGTGCCGATCGTGTACGGCTGGCTGGTGACGAACGTGTTGGAAGCGCTGTCAAGACGGCCCAGTTCCGCGAGCGCGACGGCATGCACCGGATCATCAGTGAGCAGCACCATCGCATACTCCACGCCCTCCGAAAGGAAGACGGGACGGGTCAGGCTGATCTTCGTCCAGCCCGTCGTCTGGATCGCGCTCCCCTGGATCACGCCTTCCGCGATGGTGGAGCTGTTGGGCAGGCCCAGCTCTGTTTCCCGGATCTCCAGATAGACCTTGTTGGCGGTGCTACCACGAGCGGTGAACTTGAACTCGACGCTCGTGACGTACCGGCCCTCGTCCAGCCTGAAGGTCTGCGCGAGGGGATCGAAGTAGCGGGTCTCGATCGTCGTCAGCTCACGCTGGTTGCGGGTGACGATGGTGCCCGACCCGATGAACCGTGCAGCGCCGAAGCTGCCCTGGTTCCCGGTGAAGGTGACCCGCTTGGTGCCGACTGGCACGTTGGCCGGGATCGTGAACGACCCCGTGATCTGACCGGCTGCGTTGGCTGTGAGTGGCATGGCTCAGGCAGGGGTGACGTTGATCCCGTCGAACAGGACCTGGGTGAGGACTTCGCCCGGGTCGAAGCCCTCGACGGTGAAGGAGATGTCGATCTGCCGGAGGAACTCCGCCGGCCGCTCGGTTTCGGACAGCAGCTCCGTCCTGGTCGTGGACGTGATGGACTGGATGCTGAACGTCCCGGTGGTGCCGAGCCAGGTCATGATCTGCTGCGTCGCCGGAGACGTCCAGACGGTGTCGATGGTGGTGAATCGATCGACAGCAGGCGAGAGAGTGATGGCAGCAGGGATCGGATCGAACGACTGGTAGGGGTTGATCGGGCTGCTGCCCGTCTGCTGCGTCTGTTGCAGGATGATCTCCTCGGTGTAGGGGAGCATCCAGTCCTGGGTGTTGTTCACCTGTGCGCGATAGACCGTCGTGTCGATCGGCAGCTGCAGCACGCCACCGACGATCGCCGCAGTCTGGTCCAGGCCTTGGTCCCGCAGGTCGTCATCGATGAAGGGATCAACGAACACCCCGCGCTTCGAGCTTGGCTCGCGGCTGCTGATGTCGTTCTTCAGACGCTCCAGCGCCACCAGGTCGTAGAGGTCGAGGATCGACCGGCGCATCACCTCGAGCTGGTCGAACGGGATCGCGCGGATCGCATCGTTGAGCACCGTCGGCGTCGCGCCCCAGTTCCACCCGATCGTCGCCAGGCTCAGCAGGTTGGATGGCACCGCCGGTGGTAGCACGTTGAAGCGACTGGAGATGCCCTTCACCCGGGAGAAGTTGCCGGCCCGGTCGATGCAGATCCGGTCGTACCGCGGCAGCTTCCACTCGTAGTCGGTCAGCACCAGGCTGCCGTTGACGGCACCGGTGACCTGGAAGGTGCCGGCCTGGTAGTCGATCGCCGTGGGGGTGACGTTCCCCAGGTACTGGTAGGTGATGGAGTAGGTGGAGCCAGGGGAGGGCTCGATCGCTCCCGCGCCCGTGGGGCTCCAGTCGACCTTGTCGCCGTTCAGGAAGTAGTCCCGGGGCGACTGGTAGGTGGTGCCTCCCTGGGTGATGCTCTGGATGCTCAGCACCGACACGTCGGGCAGCGTGTCCTGGCCGCCGGCGAAGCCACCGCGGGTGATGCTCACCGTCTTCTGCCGGACGATCACCACCTCGATGATGCTCGACACCGGGTAGTGGTTCAGCTGGATCGTGCTCGTTCCACCGGTAGCGGCGGTGAAGGTGTCGGGCTCGGCCTCGACGAGCTCCAGATCCGGGTCCTCGGTGTAGACCAGACGGGTGGCGGCGGGCCGGTCGATCTTGTAGCCGAAGATGTTGCCCGTCCCCTCCTTCACGCTCAGCGTGTTGGCTCCGGCGTTGAGGCCGAGGGCCTGGACGGTGAGACCGGTGACGACGTAGTTGCCGTTGCTCTCCCGGTCGTACCGGGCCAGCGCCTCCATGAAGGTGTTGTCGGCCTGCTGCTGGTTCTGCAGCACGCCGTCGATGACGGTGTAGACGGGGTAGAAGTCGCCGAGGCTGCCGTCGCCTTCGCGGCCCCAGGTGGGGGTGACGCGGAGGCGGCCAGCGCCGGGCTCGTTGTAGTTCCGGGTGTTGATCGCCGGGTCGCGCAGCGTCGCGTCCTCGACCTCGGTGATCTCCTCGTCCAGCAGGAAGACGCCGATGCGCACCAGGCCGACGAGGGGGATGGTGATCGTCCGCTCAGGGACCGATCGCATCGCGCCGCGGATGTAGATCCTACTCGCCGGGCAGACCGTGCTGCCGGTGGTCTGGTTGATGACGGGCAGCGCACCGGAGATGACAGCGCCATCACGGAAGACGGCATCGGCGATCCGCTGCAGGCGGTCGCTGAAGCAGCTCTGGATCTCGTTGATCTCCGCCGACTGGACGCCCTTGCCGGCGCGGATCAGGTGGGCGTCGAACCGCTTGTCGGCGTCGAACCGGTTGTAGTAGCCCTGGAGAGTCATCAGAACACCACCACGTTCTCGAAGAACTGCCGGGTCGTCGCGGCCCGTTGGATCGGCGACGGACGCTGGACCACCAACAGCGTACCGGGGTTGGCCACCTCAGAGGGCGACAGGTAGAACTGACCAGATGGCGTGCCGCTGGTGGCGACGGTGTCGAGGAAGATCGCCTGCTCACGAATGACCGCCGTCGGCGCTTCGTTGAACTCGAAGTTGAACTGGAAGACCAGGTAGCGAGTGGGGGTGTCGGTGATGCTGAACCGCCCCTCGGGAACGTAGATCGTGCCGTTCTCGTCGGGGGTGCAGAACCGGACCTGCTGCGCCTTGCGTCGACCGACTTCAGCGACGAGAGCAGTGGCGGTCGCCGGCGGATCCGGCGGAGTCGTCCCCCATGCGGCGTCACCAGTGCCCCACGCCATGTGGGCAGTGCGGGCCTTGATCGCCGTGGCGATGGCGATCCGGCCGCTGGTGGTCAGGACTGCTGTCATGGCTCCATCCTACCCAAGGTCTGCAGAGTCAGATTGCACGCCGACCGCACCCAGGCCCGGGATCCACGTCGCTGTCGTGCTCGGCACTGTCTCCCAGTTGGCATCGTGAACGATGGGCCCGGCGTCGGCCCACGACACGTCGCGCCACGCGAAGGCTGCCCACGACTGTCCGATGTAGCCGCTGCTCTGCCCGATCGTTTCGGTGATCGTCCCCGGCAGGTTTGGATCGTGCCACCCTTCGCTCCACGTGTCCTCGTCGTACCTGAACCGCCCCTGGTACTCAACCAGCACCGGGTACACGTCGGTGAGGCAGTGGTAAGCCTGGGTACCCTCTTCGACCAGATGACGGGTGAATTGGCCGTAGGAAATCTGTGGCCAGTCCGGCCGCGGCCGCACACCTGAGTGGTCGGAATAGATGGTGCCGTCACTCCAGCTGCACTGGTCGTAGACCGCACGCCGCAGGTCGTAGACCGCATAGATCCGCTGCAGCCGGCTGCGGACTGGATTGCTGATCCGCGTCACGCCAGCGATCTGGTCGATGATCGCGTCGCCTTGCGTCGGTGCGGACAGCCCCAGCTGGTACTCCGCCCACCGATACGTGTTCGCCTCGCTCTCCTCCACCACACCGGTGATGCCGATCCAGGAGAGGGCCAGGGTGATCGACTGAGGGGTGCCGCGGATCCGCTGCCAGGCAATCCCCTGGGCCAGCGCCTGCCGCATGTCCGGCAGGTACGGCAGGATCTCACCCAGCCCGTACTCCCAGATCAGCCATGGCACCACACTCGAGGGGATGTTGATCCGCTTCGCGGTGCGGATCGTGCTGACCGGATCGATCGTCGTGCGCTGTGGCTGGTAGCGCAGAACCGTGCGGCGGCCGGGGAAGAACAGGGCCTCGCCAAACAGCGAGTCCCCTTGACGTCGGATGCGCTCGAACGATGAGATGACCTGGCTGAAATCACGCTCCAGCCGCGTCGCATTCGGTGGCAGCAGGTCGTACCGGCTGAACATCATCGATCACGCCCGGCCATCGTCAAGTTGATCGCTCCCAGCGCTGGGGCCTGACTGGACCCGCAGACCACCACGTTGGTCGGGGCCTGGAGCACCACGCGCTGCACGCCGGACTGGTGCAGCTGGGCGATGAGCCAGCTGGGGGTGACGTCCCACCCGAGGCCAGACTGTGCGGCGAAGGCCGCCTGCAGGGTGGCCTGGAGATTGTCGAACACCGTGATCGGCGTGTCGGGGAACAGGTAGATCTGCGCCGTCACCGGCACCGTCACGATCGCCGCGGTCGCCACCGTCACCGTGTCGGTGATGACGCGCACGCTGCTGCTCTGCACCACCGCGCTGACGGTCGACAGCAGGCTGCTGCTGGCGGTACCGTTGCCCTCGGTGCTGAGCACGTTGATCAGCACCTGCCCCGGCTCCGGGCTGCTCACCGCCACGTCACGCACCAGCGTGCTCGCGCTCAGCGCGTGGTAGCGGTACCAGCTCGCGCCGCCGGCGCTGCTGCTGCCCATGATCCGCTCGATCGTTCGCACCTTCAGCTGGCTGTCACCCTCGCCGGTGAGGCGGGTCACGCCATAGAACGCCGCCAGGTTGTCGAGGTCGCCGCCGATCGCATACCGCAGCAGGGTGGCCTTCAGGGCATCGTTGATCCGCTGCCGCAGGATCAGCTCCCGCGCGGCCGCGACCTCCAGGATCTTCACCCCAGGGTCCGACTCGAGGATCTCGGTGTAGCTCGGATCGCGTGCCGTCAGGTCCGCCAGCATCTCGGCGAGGATCGACTCGTAGTCGAGCTCCTCGATGATCTCCGGCAGCGGGATGGTGGCGAAGTCGATGGCCATCAGAGCACCAGCCCCTCGAACGTGACCTGCTGGCCGTTGACCAGATAGTAGCCGGACAGGCTGAGGTCGATCTGGCCATCAGCGGTGACGCTGTTGATCTGGATCCGCTCCACCTTGAGCCGCGGCTCCCACCGATCCAGCGCTTCCGCCGTCGCCGCCACCATGTCGGAGACCAGGGACTGATTCATCGGCCGGTCGATCAGGCCCGGCAGCCGTGAGCCATAGTCCCGTCGATGCACCCTGGTGCCGATCGGCGTC